ACACGCTCGGCGACTCCCGAAGCAAGGGGCCAGGTCCGGCCCGTGACTTCGCCTGGGACGATGGGCGAGAGAACGGCGACTACTGGCACTGGGTGATGGACGACAACATCAACGGGTTCTACCGCTTCCAACGCAACTTCAAAGTGCGCTGCCAGAGTCCGGCGTGGTTCCAAGCGCAAGAAGACTTCGTGCTTCGGTACTCGAACGTACTGATGGCCGGTCCCAACTACTTTATGTTCGTGTGCCGTAAGGAAGGGCACCGGATCAAGCCGTTCACTACGAACACGCGCATCTACTCGTGCAACCTGATCCGCAACGATGCTGACTACCGATGGCGCGGCCGGTACAACGAAGACACGGACCTGTCGCTACGGATGCTCAAAGACGGGTGGTGCACGGTACTCTTCAACGCCTTCCTCCAGTACAAGATGCCGACGCAGATGTACAAGGGCGGGAACACGTCCGAGTTCTACGACAAGGAAGGCACCAAGGTAGACGGCGAGCGGTACGCCCGAGACGGGACGCTGGCGAAGTCCAAGATGCAGGTACACATGCACCCCGATGTCTCCAAGCTAGTCTGGAGATTCGGTCGCGTCCACCACCACGTCAACTACGCGCCGTTCAGGAAGAACAAGCTAAGGCGTCGCGCAGAGTCCGATAGCGAAACGGGAACCAACGACTACGGGATGGAGATGCACCGCGTCCGCGTCCCGCCCAAGATGGTTACCCGAGTCAGAGCGTAAGGGGGGAGTCATGCCCGCCCACAAGAAAGAGATCGACCTGAACATGATCGAGAGTCTTGCCCGGATCGGTTGCACCGACGAGGAGATGGCCGTCGTAGTCGGCTGCGCGTCCCGTACCATCGAACGGCGACGTAAGGCAGACGAGGCCTTCCGGGACGCAGAGACTCGGGGCACGGCGACGATGAAGCTGTCGCTACGGCGCGGCCTGTTTCGGATCGTCGGCGACGACACCCACCCCAAGCAGATTACGGCGCTCATCTTCCTAGCGAAGACCGTCCTCGGCATGAGCGAGCGGCATCAGGTAGACATCCCCAACAAGGTAACCGTGCAGCACGAGCTAGTGGACGCCGAGCCCGATCCGGCCCGTATCGCGAGCATCGTGAACGTACTCCGGGATGCGGGCGTGCTCGACCGAGTCATCGGCTCGAACGGGGACGCTACGGAGGAGCCCGAGGAAACCCTCCAGTGAGCGCAGCCGCCGGTCTCACAGAGCAAGACGTAAGGGAGATGTCCGACGCCCAGCGTTCGGACATGAAGAAGGACACCGACCCACGGCTCACGGGGTACATCCCCCATAGCCCGACGCCCAAGCAGGCCGCGTTCTTGATCCTGCCACACCGCGAGGCGTTCTACGGCGGGGCAGGCGGGGGCGGCAAGTCGGACGCGCTCCTGATGGCCGCGCTCCAGTACGTAGACCGCCCGGACTTCTCGGCGCTCATCGTCCGGAAGACGTTTCCGCAGCTCAACAAGCCCGGCGCTCTGATACCGCGCTCGCACGAGTGGCTACAGGGTACGGACGCTCACTGGCGCGGCGATATGAAGCAGTGGATGTTCCCGAGTGGAGCGGTCGTAGCATTCTCCCAGATCCAGCACGAGAACGACCGCTTCAACTTCCAGTCCGCCGAGTTCGACTTCATCGCGTTCGATGAGGTCACAGACTTTGAAGAGAACGTGTACCGCTTCCTGTTCTCGCGGCTACGCCGCCAGCGTGACTCGACCATCCCTAGCCGTATGCGTTGCGCGAGCAACCCGGGCGGACGGGGACACGACTGGGTGAAAGCGCGGTTCGTCAAGCCCGGACACCGGGAACGGCCCTTCATCGCAGCCAAGATCGCTGACAACCCGTACCTCGACCAGACGGGCTACCGCGAGAGCCTGTCGTACCTCGACCCGACGACACGCAAGCAGATCGAAGAGGGCGACTGGACCGCGCGCAACCCGGGCGGCTACTTCAAGAAGGAGTGGTTCGAGTTCGTAGACGTGATGCCCGCTGGCTCTCGCGTCCTGCGCTACTGGGATCTGGCGGCGTCCGAGAAGATCGAAGGCACCGACCCCGACTGGAGTCGCGGAGCCAAGGGCTGTTGGAAGGACGGACGCATCTACATCTCGCACATGGCCGGTATCCGGGCGCGGCCAGGACGCCGAGACGGGTTCATCAAGGCTACGGCCGAAGCGGACGGTAAGGCCGTAGAGCAGTGGTTCGAGCAGGAGCCCGCCGCGAGCGGCGTCTCGCAGATTCACTACTTCCAGACGAAGGTACTCATCGGCTTCACCGTGAAGGGCGACAAGCCGACGGGCGACAAGATCGTCCGCGCTCGCCCGGTCTCGTCCAACGCCGAAGCGGGCAACATCGTGCTCGTACGCGGCGGCTGGAACGAGGAGTATCTGGACGAGATGGAGGCGTTCGGAGAGGAGTCGGAGAGCAAGCGCGACCAAGTGGACGCAACGAGCGGGCTCTGTAAGGTGCTTTGGGAACTCGCGAAGCCCTGGGGGTTTGAACAACTGTATGGCAACAGCAGCGATTCAGCCGAAGCCTGACGACCGAGTCAAGGCGCTCCCGTGGGACTGGACCGGCCGTACCGCGATCATCTGCGCGAGCGGTCCTAGCTTCACGGAAGAGCAAGCCGAGAAGGTCATCGCACACCAAGCGAACGGCACGATGGTCTGTACGGTCAACGATGCGTACCGACGCATCCCGGACCCCGACCTCATGTACGCCTGCGACATGCGGTGGTGGCAGTTCCACTGTACTCGCGGCACGCTCGGGGATCCGAAGCACGACGGCAAGAAGGTCTCGGGGCACCCCAGTCAGATCCCGAATCACCTCGGCGTGATCCGCGTACCCGGTCGTGGGAACGGAATGCGCGAGCGGCGCGGCCAACAAGCGTGGTGGCGTAAGCCGCCTACGGTCGTCTGGGCCGGATCGTCGGGGTTCCAGGCGCTCAACTTGGTTCTACACCTCGCGGCCGACCCGATCATCCTCGTAGGCTTCGACTGCAAGGTAGACGACAAGGAGCAACCGCACTTCTTCGGGAAGCATCCCGGCGGCTTCTCGAACCCGACTGCTGGCTCGATGAACGCACTACGTATGCACTTCAATAACGCCGCCGAGGAGTGGCCCGAAGCGCGCGAGCGCATACGGAACGCGACGCCCGGGTCCGCCATCACCTGCTTCGACACCGTCGAGCTATGAATATGGGCGAGAGGCGACTACGCCGTATCGCAATCAGCTACAAGGCTCTCTCTATCTACTTGCGTGGAGAGACGCAGAGCCCCACGTGGAGTTCGTCCCCCGCCGATCTCCGTGTAGAACACGTCTACCCGATGATCGGAACGGACACGCTCTGGGCCGTAGTCTCCAGCGAGGACTTCGCCGAGATCCTAGAGGGCGTCACGCCGCCCGACTTCGTCCCCCACTACGGGAACGGCACGGACAAACCAGACGGGACTCGCTACACGCTACGAGAACCCGAGGAGATCAAGATATGAAGTTCCTTCTACTCGTCATCGCCATTCCGGCGTTCATCTCGCTAGGGTTCAAGTGCTCGCCGCCGCCCGACCCGGAGACGGACTGCTATCACGCCATCTTCAATCAGGTGCTCAACCTACACGTGAACGACTTCACGCTACTGCGCGACTCGGAGGTGGAGCTACTCGAAGACTTGGGCTGGCGGATACGGAAGGCGGACGCGAGTAAGTGCGCTGTCGATACGGAATAGCCTTCGCCGCTCTGCTCTGTCTCGGCGCTCGATGTGGCGAGCCGGAGCCGAAGGTCTACATGACCCACTTGCCGCCGTACAACTGCGCTGGCGAGTTGAACTTCCAGAACGACGCGGGCGCGCGGATCGACATTCCGACAGACGCCTGCGTATGGCTACCCGAGAAGATCGCCCGGGAGATGCGCTCGTGCTGCGACCATCTCTGCGGCGAGAAGGCCGTCGACTGCACCGAAGACTTCACATGCTCCGGTGTCTACGACCATCTCGGGAACTGGATCGCGGGGCCGACGTGGCTCGGCTGTACCCGGGCGAGGCTCGCGGGCAACTGATGGTGTGCAGGCTTCGCAATAACCAGTGGCTCCGGAACGGGCTCATCCAGCATAATCTGATACGCCCGAAGGGGCTCGTCACCCCCGA